ACACGTGTTCTAAGGTACCTGAGAGGCTGTGTGAGCTGTTCTAATAGGAAATAGGTAGTAAGGTATACCCCCATGTTTTAGACACGCTTAGAATCAATCCTCGAACGTCTGAGAGAGTGTTTGTTATTATTCAATAAGTTACATTATAGCGAGTATACAATATACCCATGTAGGTGTAAGTAGTTGTTTTAATAGACCGGGTACCCCACACCTCTAAATGGTTGAAATAAGAAAGTTGTACTCCTTCCCTTATCCACAAGAAAGACATTATAACCTATAACGCACTGCACAACTAATTGAGTATTATTTTACAGAGAAATGTTATGTAATGTTATAATGCAATGCACAAGATTGATAATGCACTAGTTTGGTTCTTTTTGGTTATATTTAATTTATTGGGATCAATATTGAGCTGAATAGATTTGATCTAAAGCAGTATACTGCTTATACAAGCAGTTTTTGACTACTGCTTTTGACTAAGCTACTGCTTCTAACAATTTATTTAATAGCTAAACGTGTTCTGCTTTAGAAGCTACATGAACTGCTTGGGTACTGCTTAAATCTAACTGAGTTTTTATGAACTTATTCTATTTTAACGAAAACCAAATTCGGCGTCAAGTCTAATTTATAAAAAAATCTTGATTTCTAGGAATTTTAAGTATATATTAGTTTAGGGAGATTTTTATGCTTAAGTATAACGAATTAAAATTGTGTAGAAGTTTTCAAAAATGTACAGAATATTATGGTGAAGATATAGATCAATTAAATAAGACATTTTTAACTAATAGATTAAAAAAGGCTAAATACTTTTATATAGTACAATTTGATCAAGGGATTAAAATAGGAATTACTGGTGGAGGTAATAGTAACAGATTAGATGTTTATTTTAAGCCTTGGTGTAAAAACATTAAGAAGGTTTATGTTATTGAAAATTCTAGATTATTCACTTGTTTTAAACAAACAGAGAAGATATTAAAAAAAGAATTTAGTGGTATAACAGAGAGATATTCTTCAGAATTCTTTTATGGTATGACTATATCTAATTATACTATTGATTATATTAAGAATATTCTAATATCAGTTATAGAAGATAAGAATACCAATAACATACCTTATGATAATAAATTTACTAAATAACTAATGACACAATTAATTATTAATATTCCCTAATTTTTAAATAACTTAGAATATCATATTTTTATTGACATGACGCATTGCATCTAAAATAATCTGTGTTATGTCGCAAAAACTGTGGTATAGTATTTATAAGTTATCGGGTTGCTCCGGTAATAAAATAAGTGCACATTTTAGCCTTGGTTTCGACCAGGGCTTTTTTTATGGTAGAGTGTAGATTATGGATATGAATTTTACAATAGCAGATTATGCAGTTATGTTCTTTCTAGCACTAGCTGTTTGGGTAATCTTAATAACTACAGGTAAGAAAAAGTAATGCCTAGAAGTAAGAAAGAGAATCAACCAGATTCAGTAGAAGCAGAACTTGAACGTAACAAGAAGGCTGGTGGTGGTTTTCAGAAAGGTAATAAGTTAGCATCTAAATCTGTAAAAGATTCTGCAAATATAAAAAAAGGAGTCGATAAGGAAATACTTAATAATCCTAAATCTACTGTAGCGGAGGTTTTAGGACAAATGAATCTTAACGCAGCTAATGAGATGGTTAAAGCTGCTAGACGTATTAAAAACCCACTAGATAAGTTTAAAGCCTTCAGAGATATAACTGAGTTTGTTGAAGGTAAGAGAAAGTCAGTCGATATCAAGCTTAATAAAACAGAAGAAAAGTTCATTAACATTACATATAAACCCATGGCTTCCATTGAAGATACACCTAAACGTAAACCTTTAATGAAAGTTGTGGAAGCTGAATATAAAAAATTAAAAAAGGAAATCGATAATGAGATTTCAGAAGAGATACAAGATGAAATTATTAGCAAAAATAAAAGTAAATCTAGAAGCGATGAATCCAAATAATGCCTATAAAGCTAGAGGTATTAGAAAGGGTGGTAGAGTAATGGCTATGATGTATTTATCTAAAGAAGGAAAAGATTATAAAGAATTAATTAAGGCTGAAGCAGAAAAGATAATGAAAGATAAAGAACCTTATGATGGTCCTGTATTAGCTAGATCATATTGGACATTTGGTACCAGAAGAAGAAAAGATTTACCTAATACTGGTAAGCTTGAATATGATTCACTTAATGGTATTGTCTATGATGATGATTCACAAATAGTTACAGAAGAGAAGTATAAAATTTATGATAAAAATAACCCTTCAATTGTTATAGAATTATATGCTATACCAGATTATGAAGATTGGGAATTCTAATGAAAATATCAAAAGAAAGTATTTGTTTAAATATTGCTAACTTATTACCAGCAAGAATAAAATTATGGTGTTTTATTTTAGTTTATGGTGAAGATGGTCTTGGTCCATGTGAAGTTTATAAACAAAAATATGAGTATTTTAATAAAAAACATAAATTAAATATGTAACAGTAGAGGTAGTTATCAATTACGATATGCAAACTAAATTAGTTTTAAAAACTCTCCAAAAGTATCCTGAGTTTAGATTTACTTTAATAGCTTTTAGGACTAAATGGGTAAGACATGATTATAGATGTGAGTGGATTGTAATTAAAGGTCAACCGATAGCAGATAAAGTCATAAGAGATTTAGATTTAGAAGGTTATAGATTTATAGAAGGACATAGGTTAACGTTATGAGTATATTTGGTATAATATGGGGTAGTATTACAGGATTATTTTCTAGTGCTAATGAAATAGTCGATAATGTTCATACTTCTGAAGAAGAGAAACTTCAACTTAGAAATGGATTAGCTACTATACATGCGAGTGTTCAGAAGGAATTCCTTAGTCTAGAAGCTGAAGTAATTAAATTACAACATGAAACAGAAATGGCTGAAATTAAATCTAGTTCATGGTTTAGACAAAATTGGCGACCATGTTGTGCTGTTGGTATAACCATTACTATTATTATATTATCTTTTATGAATATCCCAGTACCAGAACAACTTTCACAATTAGCTAATGTATTCCTTCCAACTTACGCTTTAGCTAGAACAGCAGAAAGTATTGTACCAAAAATGAAGAAGTAGGATTTATGACTGCTAAAACTAAATTAGAAGAATATCACGTAGATTCAACTATAAGAACACTTTATGATAGAAAAGAAAAAGTATATCTAGCTTATGTAGAAGATGATTATGGTCAAATGGTAGCAGCTTCTCATGGTAAAACCCCAAGAGCAGCAGTTAAACAATTAATCAAAGATTGGTTTTAATGGAAGAAACAGTAAATCTATATCCACATCAACACGCTTTTTTATGTTCTGATGCATATGTTACAGCATTAATAGGTGGTATTGGTTCTGGTAAAACATGGAGTGGTGCGCATTTTGTTATTCAACGTATTCAAGAAAATCCTGAGACTATGGGTTTTATAGGAGCTAATACTGTTACTCAATTACAAGATGCAACACTTAAAACTCTCTTTGACGAATTTGAAAGATTCGGTATTAAATATAGTTATAATAGATTATCAGGAATGATAGAGTTACCACAATTCTCTTATAGAGTAGGTGATGCTATAAGACCTGCTAAAATTAAAGCAGCTTCACTTGAAAACTTTAACGCATTGCGTGGTCCTGAATATGGATGGGCATGGTTGGATGAAACTAGAGATACAAAAGAAGAAGCTTTTGATGTTATCCTTGGTAGACTTAGATGTAAAAGATCAAAGAAGATATTAGTTAAGATATCAACATCACCATCAGGTTATAATTGGCTTTATGATAGATTACTTGGTAAGAATAAACTAGACGATGTTGTTGTTATTCATGCTGGTACTAGAGATAATCTTTCTTTACCTAAAAATTATATTAAGTCTCTTGAAAAAAACTATGATGCTAAATTTGCTCAACAGGAATTAGATGGTAAATTTATTAATTTAACTGCTGGTAAGGTCTATCATGCATTTGATCGAGAAATTCATGTTCAAGAGAAAAAACTATATAATTTAAAACCTAAAGCTGGTGTTGATTTTAATATTGAGAAAATGAGTGGTATAGTAGCTGAGATTCAAGGTAGACATGTTCATGTTTATCGAGAATATACTGATTTAGAAAATAGTTATGCTTTAGCTGCTCATATGGATAAAGATTTACATGGTAATTGTGATATAGTACCAGATTCAACAGGTAAGGCACGGAAAACTAGTAGTAAGAAAACGGATCATCAAATACTTAAAGATAGAGGGTTTGATATTGTAAGGTGTCGTAATCCTTTTATTGAAGATCGGTGGAATACTGTAAATAGGCTATTACAGGAGGGGTATTTGACATTTAGTCCTGATTGTGTAAATCTCATAGAAGAATTAGAACGTGCTGATTTAGAACACGCAAGTAAATCTGAAGGAAAATATTACCATATAACTGTTGCATTAGGATATTTATGTTACAAATATTTTCCATTACGTGTTCGATCAGATAGAAAATCAAGTGTAAGGATTTGGTAATGCCTAGTTTAGCAGATACAGAATTTTTAAAAAGAATTAAAGCACATATTGAAAAAAACACACCAAGAATTTTAGATGATCAGGTTATTTTTTCTGTATTAGAAGAAAATATAAGACCACACGTAGTCAATAAATTAAAAAAGGAAATTATAAGTGAAAGGGCTTTAAGGATTTCATGTGAACGTATTCCTCCTATTAATATTTTTAAGCTTGTAAACAAGCGTCTTAGTAAAATCTATTCAGATGCACCTATTCGGAAAACTGAAAAGAAATCCGATCAAGAAATGATACGTTTATATGAATCTAAAGCTCATTTTAATTCTAGAATGGCGGCTTCTAATTCAATGACTAATGCACAGAAAAGATCAGCATTAGAACCTTATTTAGATAAAGGTAAAGTTAAAATAAGAGTTATACCAGCTAATCAATTTTTAGTTTATAGTGAAGATAAAATTAATGAACTTAATTTACAAGTTTTTATTAAATTTGTTGGTTCTATTAAAAAAACAGAAAATATTGATAGAGGTAAAACTATAGAAACAACAGTAGGTTTATTTCATTTATATACAGATACAGAATTTTTAATTATGGATGGTAGTGGTACACCTAGATTTGATTTGATGAAAAATAAACAAGGTAAATCATTAAAGTTAAAAAATGGTGTTGGTATTAATCCTTTTGGAAGAATACCTTTTACTTATGTTAACACTTCTGAATATAAGTTATTACCAGTAGCTAATATTGATGATGTTGAATTATCACTTTTGATTTTAGTTCTTCTTACAGATTTAAATTATGCTACTAAGTATCAAGCTCATTCTATGATCTATATGATAAATGTAGATACTAGAAAAATAGATATGAATCCTGATGCAATACTCGATCTTAAATCAGATGGTTTAGATGGTGAAAAGTCAGAAGTAGGTACTGTTAATCCAGAAATTGATATTAAAGGTACTTTAGAATTATTAGCTTCTACTCTTAAATTATATTTAGAATCTAAAGGTTTACAAGTTGATGTTAATTCTTCTATTAAATCTAATAAGGCTACTTCTGGTGTACATGAAGTTATTAAAAATGCTATGTTAGTTGAAGAAAGAAAAGATCAGATTGAATTATTTAAGGAAGTAGAAGAAGAT